CTGAACCACTCGATAGTCGTCGCTCGCTGCATCTGCACGAAATTATGCAGTTGCGCCAGTTGCTCCGGGGTCGCAGTCGCTACGGCCATCGCGGTACTCCCCTTATGCGTTCCCAGCGGTAACGGTAAAGGCGGTGACGGTCACGGTCTGTCCGGTCGCGATGCTGACGTTGTTCAATTGCAGATCGCCACCGCCGCCCGTGGCCGTGACATTGCCCTGGACATGACAGACGGCAGAGCCATCCTTGATGCGGAAACTCGCTGCCGTGCCGGTGCCGCTCGCCGCGACCGTCCACGATCCGGCGAGGGACGCGACACCGCCGGCTGACGTGAGAAAGGACGCGGGCAGCGCGATCGTCGCCAGCAGGCCGGTCGGATCGGCGGCGGCGGGGTTGGCTGGCTCGGCTCCGCTAAAGATCAACAGCGTTGCCGAGGCACCACAAGTTGTCTGGATTTGGCCGATTTGGTTGTTACGCAGGGTAGTGCCATATTGGAATGCCATCTATTCCCCTCCTTTACCGGCCCTTGCGCGACCAGAAGGCGCGATTGCGGATGTTCTGGTTGTGCAGGCTGTCGCCTACCGTGATCCCGCTATAGGGCACCAGATTGCCGGTGACCGCCCCCGGATTACCGGAGCGCGAGAGGTTATTCATCGGCGGCGTCGCGCTTTTAAGCTCCTTCGCCTTAACTTCCTCGTCGCGGCTATCGACCATCGTGCCAGTGGACGTGCTTCCCGTGGTCGAGGACGAGACACCGGTCGAGGACATCGAGCTAGGCGAGGACATGCTGGCGGACGGCGACGCGCCGCTCGACATCATGTCTTGATCCTTGACACCACTGATAAACTGACCGGTCTCGGGATGGCGATCGGGCGTCGCGTCGTGCATTTCAACTTCCGCCGGTTTGATGCCGTTGGGCGAGCAAACCGTACCAAGCAAGTTCGGGCGGCGAACCGGTGTCCCGGCCTCCTCAGGCTCGTCTTTCTTGTCCTTGCTGGAAGTACGCATGATTTCTCTCCGCATCCCTGGCGACAGGCCTTCCCAATCCGCTTTGCTGCCGCGAAACCGTCCCGCTGCCACGGCAGAACCGTGCTCTGGGGTTGGCGACGAGGCCTGATACGACCAAAACGATTTGGGCGTAGGCTTCGAACCGCCGGAACCGCTGGTAAACTGCCCGCTCTTTGGATCGTGTTCGCTGGCATCATGCACGCCGCTGATCGTCCCCTTATTCTCGCTCGCGTAGAACACTTCCTTGGCCTTCTCCGAGCCATACTGCTCCTTCATGTTCCCCATGATTTTTTCGCCCTTGGGTGTCAACGGCATCACAGCCTCCCAGAAACGCCTCCGGTGGCCCAGGACGAGCAAAGGGACTGCCGCCGCTACCGGATGACGGCAGAACCGTTTCAGGCGCACCAGCGGCCCGCAAACGCGGGCGCTGGCTTATCAGACGCCAGACGTAGCGGCGGGATCGGCAGGCCGCAGCGCCGGGCGTGGAGCGTTCGTCGGCATCGGCGACGTTGGCGTGTCCATGATCTTCGACTGCATCCCGCCAGAGGCGATGTATTGCGGAGCGGATTGCGTCATCGAGCGCGCCATGGTGACCGCCGGATCGGGATGCGGATCGCTAAACGGCGCTCCCTTGTCGTAGGCCGCCTGAGCACGAGCGGTCCAATCGTCGGCCGCCGCCTTCTGCTCCTCGGTCATCTGTGCTGCCTGCTCTTGCAGCATCGCCTGCATCTCACCCGGCTGGGCTTCGCCGTTGTTGATCTTGCGGTTGAGCGCAGCACGCGCCGCCAGACGGGCGGCGGCATTACCATCCTGCGGGATCAGACGCATGACGATCGGATTGGTCGCGACGCGGGGATCGAGATTTTCGCTGTCGTACCAGCCGGGTTCGAGCGCGACGACGCCGCCCTCGGGAGCTTCCTCGCTGAGCGGCAACTGCACGATCAGCTTCTGTTCGAGATAAAATGCGCCTCCACCGCCACTGTGAGCGGCTGCGCGATGCGACTGGGCCATAATGACCTCCTCTTGGATTTGCGAGATAAGATGACGCGCTGCTGACATTGGTTTGTCCCTCTTCAGAGACAAGCCAACACTTGAGAACGTTCTCCGATGCTAGATGCCGTCACCGTAGGCAAAGGTCGAAGGATATATAAATTCATCCTGACCTAGCCGACAATAGTAGGTAGTTACGTGATATATTCCCACATACTGGATCGGCGTCTTTTGCAGCGGTGTCATCGGATAACGAATGCGCTGCGGGTCCTTGGAATAGGCCAGCATGCGATCCACCGTTCCCAAGACGCCCGGTGTGCCGCCAACGCCCATGCCGATATTCCACTTGCACGGGTAGATTTCCAAGGAGCCGCCGCGCTGTGCCGCCAGATTGTTCTCTTCCAAGAACTTCAGGATCGACATGTTGCCGGCGGTGCTGACGACCTGCGAAACCAGCAAGCCATACTGCGCAGGCGGAACCAGCAAGCGATCCGGGATCACGCTGTAGCCCGACGAGGCCCAGGTGTTATTGAGGATCGTGTTCACGTCGGCCAGCATTTCGGCAGGGGTCTTAGCGGACCAGTGCGTGCTGAGAGACGCCCCGGCCGCAACCGCTGTCGCCGTGACGCCCGAATTGTTGAGCATCCCGGTAAAGCCCACGCCCATCGTCGTCGGATCGCCCATATAGACAACCTGATCGATGTCCATCTGATGTTTCAGATTGAGGAACTCGAACTTCTGGCTGTCGATCGGGCGGCCGACCTTGACCGCGCTCTCGAGTTCGGGGATGGAATATTTCAGTTCCATCTCCCAGAGGGGCAGCGGTTGACTGGTCTTGGCGATATCGAGGCTGATACCGGCAATCGCCGTGGTCACCTTGCCACCCCAGTTGATGCCCGCAGGCACCACGCCACCGGAAGCCGCAGCGGTCGAATTGGTAAACGACGCGCTTTCGTCGGCGATCGTTACGTCCTCGCGCAGATCGACATCGCGGCTCCACGTGACCGCCGCCAGCGGCATGTGCAGCGTTGGGTCGAGACGTTCGAGTTCGTTGATGAGGAACGCGCCTGCCGAGTCTACGGTACGCACTGATCCGGATGCCTTGTCTTCGTAGGAATAGGCACGATCGAGGGTGGGCCAGCCACCATTCATGCCGCGCGAGAGTTCGTGCAACAATTTCCCCTCCTAATCCAAAGGGCATGGGCGGGCACGGCGGACGCCTTGCCCAGGGTTGAAAGAAAGGGACCGGTGACGCGTCGGCTTAAATGTTGAACTGGATTTCCGTATTGCCCTGCGCGTCGGCAGGCCCGGTAAAGAACGCACCAGGGAGAACCCAGAGACCGGCCCCCGCCGCTGCCTCGATCCCGGACTGAACATGGTTGCCCGCGCTCGCGAGGTAATAGACGTAAACCAGTCCCCCTTTGGTCGCCGCCGCCGCACCGTTGAGCTTGACGTTGATATAGCCCCGGAACAAGAGGTCGATGATCCCCCGCGACATCGGGATACCGGCGCTAAACGGGACGATACCCGGGTTCGCGACGGTATTGTCGGTCGTCACAAAGGGGCGCACCGAAATGCCGATCGGCGTCGCCGGAACGGCGGTGTCGGCCGGCAGGATCGGACGCGCACCGTTGGTGTCAACGGTGCCGACAAGACCAAAGGCGGTAAACGGCGTGGTGACGTTCTGCACTTGCGCCGCGATCGTGGTGCCGCCGTTCTGGAACCGGGTGACTTCACCCGGAATACCAGCCGGCATACGATACATAAAAACACTATCAGGCATGATCTGTTCTCCTTTTGAACAGGGATGTCACGCTTTTGCGGCCTTGTCTGCCGGCTGACAAAAACGTGCGGTCGTGAAATGTCCGCTTTAGTGCATCGCCCCGTTGGTCTTGCGACCGGACCAGAAATCTTTTGCGTCTTGGTTCATCTTGGCGATCGACGGCGGGCCGGAACGGGACTGGCCGTCACGCGTCGGCGTCGCTGCCGAACGGCGCACCACGCGGCCATTATTCTGCGATGCCATGGCACTGGCGACCGCATTAAAGGCCATTTTGACGCTGTCGCAGGACAAGGGCTTGATGCCGTCAAACGTGGCGATGCCCACGGTGTCCTGAATGATCGCCGCCGCATCGCTGTCCTTAAATGCTTTTTCCATCACGAGGCGGCGATACTTGCAGAGGCGCTCAGCCGTGGATTTCATCGGCAGACGAGCATCGAATGTCGGGATTTTTGTCCCCGGTGCGATGATTTCCGCGTTGGCAATCAGATCGCCCCAGAGGTCTTCCTGCTCCATGCTGTCGCGCGTGCGCGCAAAACGGGCGCGGGCGCGGCGAGCGTCGGCCGTCTGGCCCTGGCTGCCCTGCGGCAAGTCTTCCAGCCCAGGCAAATCGGTCTCGCCCACCATGTCCTCGCCCAGGCGCTCGGGAACCGGAATTTCCGATCCTTCATCGTGCATGCGCATCGCATCGCGGCGGCGCATCTTGAAGCGGCGGGCGTCCTGCGTGTCCGGGTCTTCCAGTTCGACTTCTTCCTCGTTCGAGGCATCGCCCATCAGGGCCTGGACTTGCTCTTCGAGAGCCGCCAGACGGGCCGCCAGTTGCGCGATATCGGTGCCGCCCGCCGGATCACCGGCCGCAGGAGGCGGGCTACCGCCACCATTGCCGTTCATCGGTGCTTGGTCCATGCCGCCGCCGCCCTCCTCGCCTTTGCCCATGTGAAGATGAATATGTGTGTCGTTCTCGCCCCCCGCTCCTTCACCAGCACCGCCGACAGGCTCGCCGGTATTCGGATCGAGGTAATCACGCGTCACAGCAATCGCGTCCTGCGTCGAGGATGCATCGCGAACCCGGCGCACCATGCGGTCGAGCCAATTAGCCATCGTCTAGTCCTCCTTCATAAATGAAGATGAATAAAGCGACCGGTGCGTTTCTTCAGCTTGTGGTCTTCGGTCGGGGCCGCCTTCGGTTGCGGCTTGCCGCCGTTGCGGCGGCGCTGCTCCGCGTGCAGCGCCTCAATGACGCTCGGCGGTGCCCCCTCGGCAATTTCGAGCAAGTCGGCGTCGAGTTCCGGCGCTTCGTCCTCGGGCGTGTCCTCAGGCACAGGAGCCTCGGCCACGTCGCCCCCGATAAAATTCTCGATATCGGCCTCGGACCAGCCTTGATCGCGCAGCATGGTGCGGCTGACATCGAGCGCATCCGAATGATCGCCCGCCAGGATGTCGTCGTGCAGCCCAGCGTCATGGCGCACGCCATCCTCTTCATAGGAGAGATAGCCAGCCCCCTTCTTCATGTGTGATATGTCCCGCCGCCTGTCAGATGCGATGATATCGGCACGCTGTCCTTCTTGCCTTCGCCCTTGAGATAGGAATTAAGCCGCTGTACCGCCTGCGGATCATTCATATCGAGCGCCCCGCGCCAGTCCATATCGTATAGAAGGTTCTTGCCAAATTTGCTGTCGGCCAAAATCCAGACTGTCTTCGGATCGTCGCTCTTGACCAGTTTATAAAACAGCGCCTTCTCCTCGGCCGACATCTTGCCCTTGTTGTAGTAGTCATAATTGCCGATCCGATGCTCGATTTCCGCCCGCAGTCCATGATCGGGATAATCTCCGGGCTTGAGGTTTCCCGGCCCTACCCACGCCTTCTGGCTCGGCACCCAACCATAACGCGCCCAGGAATAGCCGCCCATGTCCATGTCGGCGTGGATGTTGACTTTCTCGATCCCCATTTCTTTGATCTGCTCGATCGCCTGCGTCAGCATCCGTTTGGCGTGGCCCTTGCCCTGTTCCGCCTTCCGCAGCGTGCAAAGGACGAACTCGCCCTCCTTCTTCTCTGGATCGAACAGATAACCGTATTCCCCGATTGCGTCGCTCTTGCGCTCACCGCCCAAAAGGCCGTGATACACCCATCCCCCTTGATCACCGGGCGTCTCCTTACCGCCCTCAACGTATTCAATCCATTTATTGCCCGCCGCTCGTTCGATTTCGAGCGTACCTTCCAGCCCGCCGGTCAGCCGCGCCTTGAAAGCAGCCGGATCGGTCTTGACGTATTTGTTGTAGTGCTCGGCAAAGGCCGCGTGATGCTGTTGGTCCAGCGCAGTGAATTTGAAGCCAGCCTGCTCAAAATCGGCGTGCTTGTAGCTGGTAGGCTTGCCGGCCTTCTCAGCCGGCGGCGCGGCTCGCTCAGCGGAACTGCCTTCCGATTTTGTCGCTCTGCCGCCACCACCACCTGAACCAAACTGGCCGTTATCACGGCGCGGATCGCCTTCCTTCCATTCATCGTGCGTCGAACACGCACCGCAGCCGCAATCCGCTTCGTGCCTTGGATAGAAGGCTTTGTCGCCAATCCGGCAGATCGGCCCGCAGCGCCCGTCCTGCACCAGCGCCAGATGGTTGCAAATGATGTTGCGCTGCTTGCCGCGTCCCAGCCCGGTCTCTTCGTAATCCGCCTTGTAACCCACGCTGACTTCGCGCACCTGACGCGAGCGGATCGCCTTGATGGCCGCCGGATCGTAGATCATCAGATCGCCGATCAAGAGGTTATCCAGCGCGTTGAGGCCCCTGCGCGGCTCCATCACCACGCCCACCATCAGTTCCTTCCAGTTCTCGGGCATCACGTCGTCGTCGGGATGATCGAGCGTCACCGCCTTGCCGTTCAAGCTGGCGATCGTCGCTGGCCGGAAGACTTCGTCGGGCAACCGGTCGATCACGATCCTGCCGTCCGCGCCGCCCTTGATCGGGATTTCTTGATCCGAATAAAGCTGCGGGCCGGTCCGCGCCAGCGGGACATTGCGAATGATGAGAAAGCCCTCGGGGCTGAGGCTTTGCATCGGTCCCAGCCGCTCGACCGTCAGGAAGTCGGCGTCACGAAAACTGTATTGCCGCACCAACCCACGGTCGCGGAACACCACCGGCCGGGGCATGGCTCGGCCGGGCAACCTGAATACTCGATTGGCAATGTGCAACTGGATGGCCACTAGCCTTCGGCTCCCTCACCCGACATCTCGCGGGGATACATGAACATGACTTTGCCGTTGTCGAAGATCAGCTTAACCATCGTCGCCTTGTCCTTATCGACTGGCTCGAAGTCCTTGTTGACGTAGGCCGCATAGGCCTCCTCGCCGTCGATCGTCACGCGCTCGATCATGCCGCCTCCCGCTGCTTCTCCAGCGTATTGGCATAGGCCCGATTGATCATGCGGTAGAGTTCCTCATAGGAACTGGTGAATTGGGCTGCGCCGCCTTCCTTCTTGCTGGCCATTTCCGCCAGTGTCTCACCAACAGCAGACCAACGGGCGTGATCGTATTCCGCTCTCGCGCGCACCGCATCGATCTGCTTGCTGTCTGGGTTTTTCTGGGCATAAGTACCCTCGAAAGCCTTGTTGACCGTCTGCCAATTAGCCCACCAATCCCGGCTGTAGCTCGTCAGCCCGTCGTCGGCCTCCAAGCGATCGAAGTTCTTGTCGATGTACTTCTTGATCGCCTTATCGGCCTTCTCGGCGGCAAACTGCTTCTGGTGCAGAATTTCATGCGCGATGATCTGGTTGAGGCTTTGTAACACCGTAGCGTTGATGACGATCTTCCCGGTCTTCGGCTCGGCCCAGCCAGCAGCCATAAAGGCGCGACCGTTGACCTTACTATAAAAGCGCTCATCCGGTTCAGCTACTTCGAACTTCTCGACCGGATAGTCGTATTTGGCCGACATCTGCTTGATGACGTGGAAATGCGCCGGATATTTCTCTTGATTGATCGTTCGCACACGTGACAGCACCGTCGTCTCGCGATACGCCTCGCGCTCCGCAGCCTTCAGCTTGTGCGCTTTGCGATATTCCTTCGTCCCCGGCAACGCCCCTATCCAATTGACCGTGCCATAACCGCTGGTCTTGTACGGTTTGCCGGGGCCGTGGAAATTGGGGAACTCAGCCTCCCACCAAATCGCTTCCTCGTCCGGACCACGCTTGAACTTGATGGTGTCGCCATTGGGATTTTCGTAGCGTACCATCTCGTTGGTGTAGTTCCTGCCACCCTCGGTGATCGTATGCGGCTCGACGCCCTCGTAGCGAAAGCCAAAATCACCCAAATCCTTATGCATCTGCGCTGAGATGCCATCCGGCTTGCGGACCCGCGCTTCGCCCTCGGGGGCTTCGCTTGCCGGTGCGGGCGCAGACGCGGGCTTTGACGGCTCTGCCTTGGGCGCATGCATGCCAGCGCTGCCGCCCTTGCTAAACCGGCCCGGGTTCGCTGGATCACCACCACGATTGTGTTCCTCTTCCTTCCACGCCGCGTCCCAGGAGTGCTGGGCTTTCGCCGGAACTCCCTTGGCGATTAGAGCCTCCCAGAACGCCTTGGCGTTGGGCAGGCCTGACGCTCGGTTCTCGGCCGTCCAGCCTGCGCCTGTGCCGAGATGCTGCGCCACGAAGGCCTCTGCTGCGAACTCGGCCGGATTATCCTGCCCGTAGGCCGAGACCGGCGAGCCTTGGCCTTTGCCGTTGTGCTGACGGTCCCAATGCTCGCGGGCTAAATCCTCAATCTCTTGCCAGCGCGCGTCGTATTCCTTTACTTTCTTATTGCGTCTGGTCCCCTCGGGGCTTTCGCCCTGGATTTGCCGCATCGCGACGTGGCCAAGTTCATGCAGGATGATGCCTGCTGCGGTTTTCTGCGGATCGTCCTTGTCGGCCCCGACAGTCAGCCCGTCCCATTCCTTGGCGTATTTGGCCATGTTCTCGGGCGTGAAGAACTTCGAGTTCAGATTGATATGCGTGCGCCCGCCACTGACACCGATCGCGTGATCGCCGCCCAGATCGTTCATCTCCACACGGACCGGATGCAGGCCGTACTGCTTCATCACGCTGTCGGTCAGTTCCTGCATGTGCGCCTGCGTGCCGATGTAGTCCTTCTCGCCCTTTTGACTGGTGCTAGCGCCAGTCAAGCCCTCGGCCTTGCCTCCACCGCTCGATCCGCCCCCGCTGGTGAACTGGCCGCCCTTCTCGCGAGGATGCTCATCCTCCTTCCAATCGGCGTCATGGAGATGGACGTGGATCATGCGGGTAGGATTTTCCGGGGCCGCTTGAAGAAGAGATTACCGAATTGGTCGAGCGCGACCAGTTCCCAGCCCTGCTCGCCCAGCGCATTGATCCGGTCGAGAAATTCCTTGGTATGAACAGCCCAGGCATTGGGCGTCTTCTCGACGCGGTATTCCCACACGTCATCACCCTGTGGCCAAGTTCAGCGCGACCACCACGACGGCGCACGCCAGGAGAGCGACGAGGATCACCGCGCCGGCCATGAGACCAAAATGCGGCGGCATTAGGGGGGCGGTTGCACTTGCGTCGGGTGACGCTGCTTCCACGTATTGAAGGCGTTAAAGAGCGTGGATGACACGCCAAAATCGGCGTCGATCTTACGCGTCGCGCCGTTGTTGGTCGCCAGCCACGTGAAGAACTCGTCCACCGGACCGCGAAACTTATCGGGCACCATCACCACCGCGTCGCCCTCAACCAGCGCCCATTGCGGTGAGAGGACCGGGGCAGTGTCGGCCGCTTCCGGCGGCAGTGAGCCGATCGCCAGCGGTGCCGGCGGCTCGGTTTCCATGTCGTCATCGATCATCCAGCCGATCAGCGAATTATCAAACATCCGCGCCCACTGAAGAGCGGTGCCGTCGTAGTCGATGCTGATCAAAAGACCTGTGCCTGGAATGGCGGTCATGCTGCTCTCCTCAAGTGATGATGTCGGGGAGGATCGGCTCCGAGTAGCACCGGCAATTGGGGAAATCCCCCGGATGGTGCCGCTGCCCGCCCTCCTCGGCGATCGGTGGATCGGTCCACGCATGTACTGTCCCATCGAGTTGTTTGTGGATGCGGCGGACATCCCGATCACGAACGGAATGCCAGATGTAGTGCGTCGATCCAATGTACGTGGCGCGCGCCTGGACCACCGCTGAGGCGGTCTTAGCGGTCTCGGTGCGAGCTATCAGCGTTGCGCGGTTATACGTCACTGGCGAGCGCGAGAGGACGTAGGAACGCAATTCGTCGTAGCGGATGCCACCCGTCCAATATTCCCGGCTCTTGGCCTGGACATCGCGACCGGCGTCGATCGGGATACTGGTGATCAGTGCGACCTGATCCTCCACCAGCCGCCGCATGACATCGCCCAGCGGTGTCGCCCCTAAGATTTCGCGCTTCAGTTCGACGCCGATCATCGCGGCGTGGCGCATCCACGCGGTCTCGTCCCTGCGCAGGACTTCGGCGATCATCCGCTGCGCCGCCGCGTAGGCCCACGGCCGCAGGATTTGCGCGTACTGCTCCAGCAGCGATTGCAGTTCCGCCAGCGCCGCCGGATCACCGATCGGATAGGCGTTGATAATCTCGCCGACTTGTCTGGCGACCCGGCGCAATTGCGCTTGATAGATCGCCTGGGCGTTGAGCACGCGGGCGAAATGCTGTGCTTCGCGCCGCGCCTGCCGGGCAGTCTGTCGGATATCACTGGTGATAACCGATGGCGAGAGGCTTTCCGCGATCGTCCGCGCAAAGGCCCCAGCATCGATCATCTGTCGTTTCCCCTCGGGTCGGATATTATGTAGGAGGTTTGACAAGGTTGGAGGTCCAGATGACCGCTCTACCACGCTACCAATCGCACAAGATTGTCGAGGCCGCACCGATCATCGCTTATGAGCGGACCGAACCGTGCGCTGTCTGGGTTCGAAGCCACTTAAACGTGACCACGCACATCGATGAAGCGCAAACCGAAAAGATCGGGGTGCCATCAGACTATTTCGCGCGGGGCGTGCCGGACATTGGCGATTACTTCGTCCGCTACGAGGACGGCTACATGTCGTGGTCGCCCAAGCAGGCTTTCGAGGACGGCTACGTCCTCGTCTAACCGCGCAGCCCCGGCAAAAAGATAAAGATGCCCAACAGCAGAACCGCGAAAAATGCCAGGAAGGCGCGGCCTCCTGCATAAGGCGTCAGCGGCTGGTACGGCAGGATAGTCAGGAACCAAAGCAGCATAACGACCACAAAGAGCACTTCGATTATCATAGCGGCCTCCCGCTAATCGATGACGCAGAACTGATCGCCGTCATTGACGCGTCGCCCTGCGCCGCCGCGAAACCGGATCACGCGCTGGTGGACCGGCTGGCCCACCCATTGGTCCCAGACGAGAAGCCCGCCCGCTTGCTCCTCGATAAAAATCGCGGCGTGGCTACGGCCATCGGTGTGATTGCCATAGCCGCCGTCCGGATCAAATGTCGCGATGGCGGTGCCTGTTTCGACACCGCCGCCGCGTACCGGCTGACCGCACTGCCATTGCGACGTGTGCGGTACAGCGGCACAGGTCTGGACATAGCGGACGCATTGCCCGTTGGCCACGACCTGTCCCGCGTACTGCTCAGGGTTTTTGGCGACCCAGGACATTTTAGGCTGGCGTCGGCGTTGGGCCGGTCGGGACGGCAACGACGACCCATCCCGTCACGGGCGTCCACGCTGTCTTGACTTCCCACTGAAGCGTGGGCGTCGGCGGCACGGGCGTTGGAAGTGGCGGCAGCACAATCGGATGCTCCGGACGGACGTAGCCGATATCCACGTCGATGCCCCAGCCTGGATCGACCGGCCCCTCGGGCGGCGGCTCGATGGGAACGGTGGGGGGCGGCAGCACAATCGGATGCGTCGGGCGCAAATAGCCCAGCCCAAGATCGATGCCGTAACCCGGATCGACCGGCGGATCACCACCGGGCATCGGCCCGCCGCCGATTTCCAGTGAGGGATCGATGGCCGCGACAACGACGGTTTCACCCGGCCGCAATTTAATGGCAGGCATTGCATTTCTCCTAAAAGGATAGATAGTCATCGCGTAATAACGCGGTAACCGGATGCTACCACGTCGCGTCGCTTATAGGCGCGAAATGTGACGGTTTACTTGCGTCGGCCCCCTACACGCGTTGGTGCTTATAGCCAGAGGGGCCATAATCCTCCTGTTCTTTCGCGTTATAATTCTCGAACCACCTTTTATGGGCCGCTTTCATGCTTGAATGGCCTTCGGAAAGCCGATGCGCGACTTTTCCATTGGGATGATAGACTGTGGTCGCCCAGCCCATCCTGCCTCTCTTCATCTCCCCCTTTTTGCCGCCGGGAAGATCGACGTGGTAAATCTGAGGGTTAATCCTCTTAGGCTTCAATGGACCGCTGGTGCCGTAGCTGCTGCCACCGCCGGAACCGCCTGACGGGCGCGAGGCGCTCGCACCGCCGCTGCTGCCGCCACCAGACGTAAACTGGCCGGTCTTGGGATCGTGCTTCACTTCGTCATGAAAATGCACATGAATGTTTGGCATGGCTTAGCTCCTTAGTTCCTGTCCCAAACATACCCTCTAGCGGCGGCGCGGGAGGAACTTGTCCTCGGTCTCGATCGTCTCGTCCTCGTCCGGTTCTTTTTTCTTCAAGCTAGCCGCAAACTTTTCCAGAAACTTCTCCCGTGCTTCTTTACCGCCATAAGCACGGTCCATCTCTTCCGGCGTGCGCGGGGTTGGCTCATCATCAAACCATTCATCCGGTATCGGCATCGACTATCTCCTTCGTCCCTATATGGTAATACCTCGATCAAATATCAATCTGGCTTGCTTTTTGAGGCGTAGAACGTCGGGTTCTTGCCGGTCGGATTATTATAGACGGACCAATCGTCAAACTGCTCGCGCAGCGCGTCAAAGTTCTGCTCGTTATCCTTATTGGCCAAAATGATTTCCGGGGGAACAAACCGCCCTGTGAAATCGCCATTCTTCGTCTTGAAGCGATCGATCGCATTGCGCGCGGCAACAGCGGGCGGCGTCTGCATGAAATGACCGCCGGTCTCATAACCCAAGCCC